TGACACAATCCGTGTTAAGAACGTAGGGCAAGATGGCACAGTTATTGACAAGACTTTGCAATGTATGGGAGTAGCACACGAAATCACTCCAGGCACTTGGAATACAACCTTTGTAACATCTGAGCCAATCATCGAAAGTTTCATTCTAGATAGTTCTTTATACGGTATAATCGGCACGTCAGTAATGACATATTAAGGGGATAAGATGGCAGCAGGATTAGGTTTTAAGACTTTTAACACAGGCGATGTTTTATCAGCCGCAGACACAAACGGCTATTTAATGCAGGGTGTCTGGGTATTTGCAGACGCAGCTGCTCGAACCGCAGCCGTTACTTCCCCACAAGAAGGCAACATGTCTTTCCTAAAGGACACTAACTCAACTGAGTATTACAGCGGATCAGCATGGGTGGCTGTAGCCCCTTCCGGTGGGGTAAGTTATGCAGGTTGTTTGGTTACGGGAAACGCTAGTATATCTTGCACTAATAATGCTGACACGTTGATTACATGGAATACCGAATTATTTGACACAAATAATTTTCATTCAACTGCTACAAATACAGGCAGAATAACAATTCCTGTTGCTGGAAAATATCAGGTATATTTTTCACACTACATTTCACAAGGCGGCGCTGGCGAAAGAGCCTCATCTTTATTCAAAAATGGCACTTACTATGCACTGACTACTAAACATGCAAGTTCAACTTCCGTTGCATCAGTTAACACTATGAGTTTGACAATGGATTTGGCAGTGAATGATTATTTAGAAACCAAAGTGTTCCAAGATTCAGGGGCAAATCGAAATCTTTTAACTGCTGATGCAACTTGGTATTATTCATGGTTCGGCGTAGATTACTTAGGAGCATAAAAATGATTGAATTTCAAAAACCAACAAATCTAAACGGTAAAGAACTTTTAGAAGAGTTAGACTCTGCTGGAGTAATTGTCAATGGGAGACCAGAAGTAGAACTAGAGATTTTACGTCTTGACATTACTGCAACCGACAAAGCAAAGGCTGAAAAGGTTATAGCGCAACACAACGGCACAACAACTGACGTTGATCGTAGTGCGGAGAAGGCGGCTTTGTTAGAACGCTTAGGCATCACTGCCGAAGAAGCGGCCTTGCTACTAGCGTGAAACCGCGTTTAAGCAAAAGCGCAATCCAATTACGCGAGCAGATAGATGACACGTATCCGAACCGCGACCGTCGAACTGACGGTTGGATTGGAGACGCTAAGCATGACAGTAAATCAGATCATACGCCTGATGCTCAGGGCTGGGTTCGTGCCCTTGATATTGACTCAGACCTCACAAAGCACAAATCTGAAAGTATCTACTTGGCAAATCAAATTCGTGCATATGCGAAGTCTGATCCTGCTAAACGAATATCTTATGTCATTCATAACCACAAGATTGCTAGCCGAATCCTTAATTGGAAGTGGCGTAAATACAGTGGGGTCAACCCACACACCAGCCATATCCACATCTCCTTCAATAAAGGTAAGGCTGACCAGGATGGTTCTTTTTTTGAAATACCTATGTTAGGAGCAAACAAATGAAACACCCAGTATTTCTAACCGCAGGTGCGTTCTTGTCAGCTTGGGCTGCAAGCAACTTCTCACTTGATTACCGCGCCGTGTTATGGGCAATCCTTGCCGGTGTCTTTGGATATGCAACACCTAAAAAATAACAACTAACAAAAGGATCATAAAATGACAATTTCTAGCGCACAATACACAATCACCACAACACGATCTATCATCGTGGCCAATGACTCAGCAGCTGAGGAAGTTCACTTACACGCAACTAACGGCAAAATTTATATTGGTGGCGCAGATGTAACTACTGCCAATGGATATGAGATAGACGCTGGAGACCAAGTTGTGCTACAAAACCACACCAACGCTATTTACGCTATTGCTGCCGCTGGCACGCACGCAGTATCTGTCCTGGTTATTCAGAAATAATGCAAGCGCAAGACTGGGCTGCCCTCAGCGTCAGCCTAATAACTATTGTTGCGGCTTTTGTAACATCAGTCCGTTGGCTTGTTAAGCATTACCTAAGCGAACTCAAAACAAACGGCGGGTCATCTTTACGCGATAAGGTTGATAGATTAGAAGTGCGTGTTGATACCATCATAGAAATGTTAAATAGGTAACACTTATCCTATGGCACGCAGAAAAGTCATAGACGTTACAGACTACTCAGCCCTAGATCAATACTGCATTGGCCTCAATGAGTATTATAAGTCATTACGTAGAGCCGGGTTTAGCTGTGATCATGCACTTTATATGATCACCGCGCCACAGACTTATCCTGCGACAATCCTGCCTAGTCCTAACTGGTTGCCAGACATGCCAGATTACTTTGATGACGAGGATGAGGACTAACCTTGAAAATAGTCGTGATAAGTGATCTACAAGTTCCCTTTCACAACCCAAAGGCCGTCAAGAATGTGGCCACATTTATTCGGAAATTTAAGCCAGATGAGGTTCTTTGTGTCGGTGATGAAATGGATTTCAATACCATATCGCGTTTTAGCAGCGGTTTTGATGAACACTCACAAACAATCGGTAGAGACCGAGACATGTGCGTTGATGTTATGTATGACCTGCAAATCACACAGCTCTCACGATCCAATCACGGAGCGCGGCTCTTTAACGCCCTTTCTACTAGACTGCCTGGACTAATAGGCGCACCTGAGTTAGAGATAGAGAACTTTCTTAAACTTCCAGAATTAGGCATTAAATACCATCGCAAGCCATATGAGATACCGGGCACTAATTGGGTAATGGTTCATGGGGATGAGCAGAGCATCAAGCCACATGGCGGTTTAACGGCTTTAGAAGCCGCTAAGAGACACGGAAAGAGCGTTGTGTGTGGTCATACTCACCGACAGGGTGTATCCTCTTATACTCAATCCTCGGGCGGTTTAGAGGTATCTAGGCTCACAGGCTTTGAAGTAGGGCATCTTATGGATACACGCTCAACAGGGGCTAGTTACATGAAAGGCACTTTTAACTGGCAAGCAGGATTTGGTGTTATATACACAGATCGTAAGCGTGTATTGCCAATAGCGGTGCCCATCGAGAAGGATGGCTCATTCCAATTTGAAGGCAAAGTCTATGGATAAGCCTTGTTGTGGCGAGGAATGGCTTGGATATGACGAGGATTTTGTTATCAAATCGTTATCAAAATATGCTTCCATGAGGTTGAAATAGCCTGAATTAAGTGCGACCCTTTAGGTGTTGGCGAAGCACAGTAGCCAACGAGAAGGGCTACAAATGGACAGAACTGAAACCCTAGATGCATTAGATGACTTAATGCAGACTATGACTAATCTAGGTAATGAGGATTTAGCAAAGGTATTTCACAACCTTTACCTAGAGATTGAAATGCTGGACTTTTCAGCTGTTGTTGAATCTACAATCGACCCAACAGCCATGATTCGCAACAATTACATGTGTGGCTTTTGCCATCTGCCAATGGCTCCAACTCACTGCTACGGGTGTGGCCGTTATGACGGTGCAATGACATCCGCTGAATATGCAAAGTTTGTGGCTGCATAATGAACCTAGAATACTTTGAAGTTGTAGGCTTACTAGCCATTACTCCACTAGTTGTGTTTGTTGCATACTGGAAGGGCTACAACAAAGGCAAGCGAGAAGGCTGGCACGCTGGCCGTTCTTTACTACGCATACCGGTTCGCAATGATCGCTAATGAACTCCTTACTGAAAGCACCAGACTGCTCTATGACAGAGGTTTGCAGTATGGAGACCCAACTGCTAATCACATACGAATCGCGCAGCTATGGAGTGCGTATCTCAATCGTGGAGTCGAACCTCACGAAGTTGCGGTATGTATGGCACTCGTCAAAATCTCGCGTATATCTGAGCAAGCAACGCACCGTGATTCATACGCGGATGCTCTCGCATACATGGCGATTGCAGGACACATTGCACTTACCGACTTCGACAACGATCTTGATGCTTACTAAGGCTAAGCATGGAGTGTGGTGCGATTATTGCAAGAGCAGGTTCGGCATACACAACCCTAAAGGCACAACTCAAGCTGCTTGGACAGTAGTCAGCGAACTACCTAAGAGCCACGGGCGCAAGCGTTCTTACTGTAACGAGTGCGCGATAGATGTATCTAAGTGGGCTGATGGCTCATACTTTTCATTAGATCAACAGATAGAGTATGCAAAGACCAATGGCAACACTAAACAAGGAGTATTAAATGGCTTTTAACCTAGACAATTACGAGACCGTGGAAGTTCGCTTGGAGAAGTTCATCAAGGACTTTCCAGACTTCCGCATAGACACAGAACTGGAGAGTTTTGCGAATGATAGATTTATTGTTAAGGCTTATATATACCGGACTTTTGCGGATAGTGTCTCGTTTGCAACGGGATACGCTGAGGAAAAGATTACTGATCGCGGCGTTAATGCAACTAGCGCGTTGGAGAATTGCGAGACTAGCGCGATTGGTCGCGCACTTGCAAACGCTGGTTACGCAGCTAAAGGCAAAAGACCAAGCCGCGAAGAAATGGGAAAAGTCGCTAGAGTAACAAACGATAAAGCAAGTGAAGCCATAGCAAATGCACCGCTGGCCATTAACAACACCTGGGATGAGTTTGTAGGCAAAGAACCAACACCAGAACCAGTAACACTTAATCAAGCTGCTGAAATGGTGCAACAGGCCTTTGGAGAAGCTGAGCCAATACCAACATGCTCACACGGCACACGCACAATAAAGCAAGGTGTTAGTGCGTCAGGTAAGCCTTGGCAAGGTGCTTTGTGTGAAGTCCGCGGTGCATCAAAAGGCGAGAGATGTCCAGCGATTTGGTATGTCATGTCTAAAGAGACAGGCAAATGGAGATTACCGGAAGGAGTTGAATAGATGGATATCAAAGTCCACGATATTGTCAAAACCTGCACCAATGGTATTACTTATTGGGAATTCACCGATTGCAATGGCAAGGTGTATAGATTTTGGAACTGCAAACTAATTCATGAATGCGAGGTGAAATAAATGGGTTACGTTGAAGTAACAAGACCAGATGGCACAATCGAATTCTACGGCGATGTGCCAATGCTAGTCTGCCAAATGTGTAACAATATCCCGGATCAGGATGAAGGCGTTTGGACAGTCAGTCTATCACCACTGCAATGGCAATGCGAGAAATGCCATACCGTCAATGGCTAATCACCGCAAGCACAGGGGCTACAAGACGCAACGCGTGGTGGCTGACTGGTTGAGGCAATGGTATCCCTATGCTGAATCTACCGGGGCTGGTAGGCAAGGCGAGGATATAACAGGGATACCATTCTCAATAGAAGTAAAGGCACGATCTGATTTCTCACCATTAGCCTGGATTAAACAAGCTGAGAGCAACAAAGGTGGTAAACTTAGTTTTGTAGTTAGCCGCTGTAATGGACAGGGCGAGAACGCTGAGGAGTATTTAGCCTTCATGCGCTTAGGGGATTTAATGAATATCCTACAAACATACGCAGCCAACCAAGAACCTCAAAGATGCAAGCAATGTGGATCATGGATAAACACCATGTGCCGCACTTGCCAGATTGCAGGAATAAATGCCTAGATATGATTACGGCTGTGATACTTGTGCAGCTATATATGAAACCACTGACAACCCAGAGTCTATTAGATGTAGCTGTGGGGGAATGATGACACGCATCTGGACTGCACCAGCAGTTGTATTTCGTGGGAAAGGCTTTTACAAGACCGATAACCGTTAAGCGAATTGTCTCAATATATGAGATGACACGCCGATAGGAGACGCTCAAATGTTTAATCAACTTGACAAGGCCATTACACTTAACTTGCTAAAGTGCTTTAGGCACTTCGCGCAAGCCGCAGCGCGGATAGCTTGCGCAGTAGTAAGTGTTGTGGGGATACTATTCATTAGCGCGGCTAATGCCGTAGCACCAATACATGATGGTATTCAAATACAACAAACACCTAAACAATATGCAAAAGCCGTTTTACCATTAGATGAATATAGATGTGCTTTAGAGCTGTATACCAAAGAGAGTAACTGGAGACCAGAGGCTAAGAACGGTAGCCACTATGGGATACCACAAGGTAGGTCTATATATCTAAAGACTGCTGATCCTATACAGCAGGTAAAGTGGGGTATCAAGTATGCTTACTCAAGGCATTCGTCTA